ACCCCGCTATAACCCGATATGCCACTATAACCGCTATAACCAGATGGGCCACTATAACCACTGTAACCACTTATACCAGAATATCCTGAAATGCCTGAGTAACCGGAGTACCCGCTGTCTCCACTTATACCCGAATAACCGGAATAACCACTAATACCGGAATAACCACTAATACCAGAATAACCTGATACACCTGAATAACCGCTTATGCCTGAATCTCCGCTATAACCGGAAATGCCTGAGTAGCCACTAAAACCGGAAAAGCCAGAATAACCGCTTATGCCGCTATAGCCACTAAAACCAGAAATGCCTGAGTAGCCTGAATAACCGCTAATGCCTGAATAGCCTGATATACCTGAATAGCCTGATATACCAGAATAACCACTTATGCCTGAATCTCCACTATAGCCGGAAGTACCTGAATAGCCGCTATAGCCACTAATACCGCTATAACCGCTAATGCCTTCATCCCCGCTTATACCGGAGTAGCCTGAGTAACCCGATATACCTGAATAACCTGAGTAGCCGCTAATACCTGAATAACCAGATAAACCAGAGTAGCCGCTTATACCAGAGTCTCCACTGTAACCTGATATACCACTGTAGCCGCTAAAGCTACTGTAGCCTGAGTACCCCGATATACCGGAGTAACCAGAGTAGCCACTTATACCCGAATAACCGCTTATACCGCTATAGCCAGAATAACCAGAGTAGCCGCTAATACCTGAATAACCTGAGTCTCCACTATAACCGCTTATACCGCTGTAACCACTAAAACCAGAAATGCCTGAGTAGCCTGATATACCTGAGTAACCACTAAAACCAGAAATACCACTATAACCACTATAACCGCTGATACCGGAATAGCCTGAATAGCCACTAATACCAGAATAACCTGAGTACCCGCTGATACCAGAATAACCGCTTAAGCCTGAATAGCCAGACGTACCACTATATCCCGAAGTACCGCTATAACCTGAATAACCTGAAATACCGCTGAACCCACTTATACCGCTATACCCGGAATAGCCGCTTATGCCTGAAAAGCCACTAAAACCGCTAATACCCGAATAACCAGAATAGCCTGAATACCCACTAATACCGCTGTACCCTGAGTAGCCTGAAAACCCGCTAATGCCTGAGTAACCGCTTATGCCTGAGTAACCGCTTATGCCTGAATAACCAGACGCAGATGTTGCACCTACGGCACCGCTGTAGCCGCTAATACCTGAGTAACCACTATAGCCACTGATACCACTGTATCCCGAAATACCAGAATACCCCGATATACCTGAATCACCGCTATAGCCAGAAATACCAGAATAACCACTTATACCAGAATAACCAGATGCTGATACCGCGCCTACTGCCCCAGAATAACCTGAATAACCACTAAAGCCGGATGCACCACTATAACCTGAAATACCAGAATTTCCGCTATAGCCAGAAATACCAGAGTAACCACTGATACCACTATAACCACTAATACCTGAATAACCGCTTATGCCGGAGTCTCCGCTATAACCGGAAATACCGCTGTAACCACTAAAACCAGAAATGCCTGAGTAGCCACTAACACCTGAGTAGCCGCTAGTACCTGAATAACCGCTAATACCACTGTAGCCGGAATAACCAGAGTACCCGCTGATACCTGAATAACCAGAAACACCTGAGTAACCACTAATACCACTATAACCACTAGGGCCAGAATAACCTGAAATACCTGAATAGCCGCTATAGCCTGAAATACCGCTGTAACCACTAATACCAGAATCCCCACTATAGCCTGAAATACCGCTATAGCCTGAAATACCAGAATAGCCTGACAGGCCTGAATAACCGCTATAACCACTTATGCCAGAATAACCGGAATAACCACTAATGCCAGAATAGCCACTTATGCCTGAGTAACCAGACGCTGCGCTGTAGCCAGAATAACCCGATGGCCCACTATAACCGGAATGCCCTGAATAACCACTATAACCACTAATACCAGAATAGCCGCTTTCGCCTGAATAGCCTGAGTAACCACTATAACCAGAAACTCCAGATCCTGAATAACCGCTTATGCCGCTGTAACCACTTACCCCGGAATACCCTGAGGCGGATGTTGAACCTTGCGCGCCTGAGTAACCCGAATAACCTGACTCTCCTGCGCCTGAATATCCCGAATAACCTGAATTTCCATCTCTCCCTACAATACCTGCTGCCGAAAGAGCACTTAATGCTGTACTATATGAACTGTAAGTTCCGTCCCCGTTATTTCTTTCTAGAAATATTAAATCGGGTAACGTCGGCGTTACTTGTGGTAACTCGTGCGGAAAAATCAGTGTAGGGTCGTTAGCGGCCATGAATATAGATATTTATTATTGCAAGCTGTTTAACAGGCTCCTGAAGGTGGTAAAATTAATAGTGAACTTAATGCCGGGTTTCCGGATAGTAAGGCTGCTAAAAGGGATAGCTGAGCGGTATTTGCAGCTGCAATAGATGCAGCTTGAACCGGCGCATAATTGCTTGGACTTTGTACAACTACATACGTATTTGTTGCAGAAGCGCCTAAAGCACCTACTGTTGCGCCTGAAGTATTTGCAACCCCAATAAAGTTTACTATAGTATTTGTATCTTCGTAATCCCCATAAACATCGGTATTAGATTGAGTATTTTCATTATAGTTAAATACCTCTGCAGAATCTTTATCTACAAACTGGGTATATTCTTTAGTTTCTATAACCTTTGGTAGATTATTAACTTGGCCGTCAAATTTATTATCATAAACTTGATCCATAAGTTCTTCACGTGGTGCATCAAGTTCATAATTAAAGTCAAAGCGTTTAGCTTTTATCATCCAAATATAGTGACCTAAAAGTTGATTGTTTTCGCCGCCCATTTCGTCAACACGCTCTGTTATTTCAAAAACTTTACCACTACGGCCGCCGGGTCTAGTGCGCCCATACTCTGCAAGTTCTATTAAATCCCCAGCTTTAGGTTCGTAGTTAGCTGCAGAAAGAACTCCGCTAATAGCTGTTACTACGCTGGTAAATGTTGCGATAGGAATAATTGCAGTTAGATCTGCTTCTCCTTGTAATCCAAATTTGCTTAATACTACATTATCATTACTTAAAGTAAGAGCAATTACCATTGGTAATGGGGTAGAATAACGCACCAGCGGCATTTCTCCATAAATGAAATCATGGGCAGATAAATTGTATCCGTTTATATAAAAATTTATTTCCTGACCGTATATACGAATTTGCTCGTTCCACCAGTTCTGCCAAAGCTGTCTTTCTGAATTTGTATTATCAACATCTAGATAACGAAATCCAGTAGTGCCGTATACACAATTATATCCACCGCTTAGCTGTGGGCCTACATCATCAGTTCCAGGCGCCACATATGGTCCTGTATCGGTACAGTATTTTGACAAATAGCTAGCCATTAAAAATATTTACTATAAATCATAGAAATAAAGCCAGATAAACTAAATATATTTAAATGAAGCTAAAAGATTTATCTAGCCTAGGTGACATATATTCCAATATTGCAATTAACAGTAAGCCTGTTGAAACTATAATTGAACAAAGACAGGATATTCTTCTAACAGACGCAACGCAGTATCTTCCAGAGAATAAACAAGTTAAACCTGGCTCAGCTCTTGGTGGTGGTCCAGGCGCAAAAGGAGATGAAGTACATTTAGCTAAAAAGACTGGCCCTGAAGGATTAAAAGGAAATCAATTTGAAAAGGTTTCAAAAAAACAAGATCCAGGTACAGATAAGAGCAAAATGAAAAAAGAAGAAGGAGAAGAGACTGCTGAAACTTCTGAAGACACAGACAAAAAAGAAGATTCAAAAGAAAACGTACACGAGGATGATGCAGCAAAAAATACTACTCCTAAAGAAAAAGTACGGGAATCTGCAGGGGAGAATAATAAATATAATTACAAACCAAAATTTACTATGTCAAAATTAAAATTCGACCAATTGTACGAAGACGCTATTAAGCGTATTCCTTTCACAGAAGACGCAGATGCTGATATGGGTGCAGATGCCGGTGTTCCACCAGCTGACGACGTAGCAGCGGATGCCGATACCGGCGACGATATGGGTGGTGAAGAAACATCCGAAGTAACAATTACTCTTGACCGCGAAACCGCTCAGAAGCTACATGACCTATTAATGGCTCAGCTAGGTGGCGGTGCTGGTGGAGAAGATGAAATGGCAGGCGGCGAAGGTCCAGCTGATGCAGAAGGTATGGAGAATATGGGCGAAGAAGGCGAGCACGAAGCTCCAATCGAAGAAGAAGTAGAAGCCCAAGATCTCGGCCATGCAGGTGTAGGTTCTGGTGCTAAGTCAGAACAGCTTCATGACAAAGCAAAGATCAAGACCGTAAGTGATCTTAAGGTCGTAAAGGGTACAGCCGACAAGGGCACCCTCAAGAACGAGCCACAGCCAAAAGAAGAAAAAGGCAATAATGCCGCTCTTCAAGGCAAGAACAATAAGGTAGGCTCTGGTACAGTTGCAACTACCGGTAAAAAAGCTTTCGAATAAGACATAGTAAGCTTTTAGAATTAAACCCGTTGAGCAATCAACGGGTTTTTTATTTTACGAAATAAAACCGTAAGAAGGTCCGTTAGAATTATTAATACCTAACGGACGCCACCCTTGACCAATTAGTTCATCTACATCCCCATTTGTTTTATTATTACTACCTATAAAAGCGGGGTTACGAACTGTACCCAATGTATCTTGTTTACCTTTTCCAAATCGATTATAAAGTTCTTCTTGTTTAGGAATTCTAGCTTCAGCTACTTCATATGGGTCCCAATTTAAAGGTAAAATTTTAAGAGGTTTACCGTTACTATCTTTTTCTAGTATTTCGTAAAACTGTTCTATAACTTTAGTATCTAGTACAAATAGAGCCCAGATAAGAGCTTCAACTCTATCGTCTAAATAGCGGTCAGATTGTTTTTTCCATACCCCGTTAGGTTGACGAACATAAGTTTTAAACTCATTAATAGTTTTCTTGTCGTAAATTTTAAGCGTACGAAGAGTACTCATCCAGTAACGCAAATTAGACATACCGTTAAATTTACTATTAGTGTGAGAGTATATTCCCAGGCGAGAATCTTTTTCTACCTTGTCAGTATAGGTGCCCATACTAGGGGTATATTTTACAATAGATTCATAATTGTGGGTATGTACTAAAGCATCAACAACTTGCGCACCACAATTATTACGTTCAATTAATAATGGTGGACGTCCCCATTCATGAGCAATTTCTACTAGACGACCGGCAAAATTAAACGGGTCTAGTTTATTATTAGCATATACAGCTACTTGTTCTATATTAATTAAATCGGTTATATCAAGTACTTGTATAGTAGAATTGGCACGGCTTATGCCCTCCCCTACGTCAACCCCTATAGCGTAAAAATGTTTTTCCTGTCTTGGTTTCCAAATTTGATAGCATCCGTCTTCGCTTTCTAATATTGGATCTGGAGCTGACTTTTCAAACTCTTCCATTTGATCTTTATCAAGAGCATTTTCTCCTGCAGCTCTAAATTCGTTTCCATATTCTTGATTAAATGCATCTACAGAACCGAGAGCCTTAACAGTCATTTCTTTCCATTTTTCGTCTCTACCCGGCACTTCCCACCAGTCAACTCTTTCATTATGCCAACCGTTACTATTATCTAAAGAATCGGTATAAATGTTATAAAACAGATTACCCACCCCATTTGGGGTTGAAAGCATAAAGATTTTAGATTTTTTCGAAGATGTAATGACCGGGAATACCGACTCCCAGAAATCGTTCATAAATTCTGCAGGAATGAATGCAGCTTCGTCAATAAGAAGACAATTAATAGATTCACCTCTAGCTGCGTCAGAAGTAGTGGTACTAATACCAATAGAACTACCATTAGCTAGTTCCATACCTTCTTTAGCATAGTTTACAACACCTGGCTTTAAAAAGTTAGGTAGCATTTCATATGCCAACCGAATACGTTTAAATATATTCTTTGCAGTACCTTCTTTATTAGCTATCAACAGTACTCTATAGTCATCATTAAAACAAATCATCCAAAGAGCAAATATAGTAAGAATAGTAGTTTTACCAATTTGTCTAGAAGCTAATACTACGTTAAATCTATTTTCTACTAGAGCT